ATTGGTAATTCATTTGACGGAGCAACGATATCTGAAATTTCTTGTTTTGAACTACCAACATAATAATTTTGTTTTGGTACTTCAGTGAATAAATCGGTTAAAAAGTTTTTGTTATAATCAGGAACATATCGGTTCATCGCGAGTCCTTTAAACAATCTTGACCTTTGACCCCCACCTGTGTTATCCAAGAATGTTTCCATTCCTGTTTTTTCCGTTTTTAGTTTTAAAGTTCCCTTTTTATCGAACAATCCTGTTACCGCATTTGCGGCTTGATTCAATAATAATTGTCTTGGTTGAGCACTAAAATAATCACCAGGTATCCACGAATATGGTGAATAAACACCACTTATACGACTAATAAAATCTAGTCCTTTGGCAATAACATTTTTTGGTACGGAAATTTTCCAATCTCTCTCAATTACCGACCTATTGCCTGTTGCTATGGCTAATAACTCATAAGGGTCAGAAACGGCATCAATCGCATTTATTCTCCCTAATGTTTGTTGGTATGTTTCTTCAGCAACTCTATATTCAAATTCAGTTTTTAAACTCTCGGCAGCAATTCTCGCTAATGCTGAATCTTGAGAAAGTGAACCATTATTTCCTTGCGGGTCGTTGGAAGTAAGAATAGAAAACGGGTTATAAGTCGAAGCAACAAACGTATAATACGGTTCTTTACCCACAGAACCTGTTAGTCCTGGTGATACCACATCCCCAATATCAATAGGAAATCCATAACCACCTGCTGGTCCGTATAGATTTTTTACATAAGAATTTTCTGATTGGTCTTCACCAATAACCTCAACCTCTAATGAATCAATAACAGATTGGTCGTTAATATTGAACTCAACCTCACCTGGTTTACTCGTAGGTGTAAAACCATCGTCATTGTAAGGTTTTAAATTCTTAACTAATAACGCCTTTCTATATTGTTCTGTTGCACTAAATGATAATGGACTTGGCATCTAACTATTCTTTATTACATAAATAGATTGTAATGTAATTTTATGTGGATTATATTGCGATTGAATTATCGTATTGTCCGTTCAAATTAAAAAGTGCGTTTTTAAGCTTTGCAACAAATTCCTGATTTTGTGCTAGTTCAGTTCCATCTACTGGTATTTGATTTCCTTGTAAATTCAAAGTTACCACACCATTAATATTTAGATTCGCATCGTTCATGCCATTTGTAGTTTCATTTGAATTGTTTGTGTTGTTTTGGGTTTGGGTAACCGTATCAGGTAATTGTTGATTTGATTGTACAGGTTGTGGTGTAGATTGTTGTACTGGTCCTGGTGTAGATTCTTGTACTGATTCTGGTGTTGACTGTTGTGGAGGGTTAGACCTATTTTGATATTCAGGTTCGTTACTTCTATCTTTTGTTATTACTACACTATTACCTCTAACACTAACGGTATCAAGTCCTGAAAATGCGTTTTCGAAAGCCTCTTTTACATCAGATGGTAAGTTTTTAATAATATTATCAGCAGCAATCATAATACCTTTTGCCACATTTTTTGCGGTTTCTTCTGAGAGTTCAGGTATTAGTTTTTTTCCTGCCAAATCGATACCTTGACTTAAATCTCTTTGTCTAATTTCATCTTCAACAGCGGTTACAAATCTATTTGTACTCGTTACTAAACTTTCAGTAACTTTTTCAAATTGTCCTGACTCCAAAACCGCAGCCTCAGGTTTTGCCGCGATTGACGCGATTTTTGCTGCCATCTCTTCCAATGCGGTCATTGAGCGGGTGGCAATTTCTTTATCGCTTCTACCCATTTCATTTTGAAGAGAACTTAACTTATCGAGTTCATCTGCGGTAAGTTGAGCAACATCTTTCATATCGTCTTGACCAGGAATTTTTATTTGTAATCTACCTTCTTTTAACTCACCCAAATTAGCAACCAACTCTCTTTGTTCTTCAGGTATATTTGCTAAACCATCTAAGAATGTTAATTTTTGTGTTTTCTTGGCTGAATTCAAAGCCATTTCACTTAGTTCTTGGAATCCAATTCCTGTAAGATTTGCAACTTCTCTTAATCTATATAATTCTGTTACAGGAATATCAAATTCCCCTGTAGATTCATTAAATGTAACCGCCGCGGCGCTCATTTTTACAAGTTCATCTTGTAATCCCGCCATGTCGGTTTGAGCCATATTTAACAATTGAAACGGTTGACCTAATTTACCTATTGCCCCTCCAATCATTTGGAATCCTGCAGCAGTCTCAATCGCTTGACTTGGGTCCATTAGTTTTTCTGCAAAAGATGCGGTTTTAGACATGTCAATTCTTAATGATGTTGCTTGAGCAGCCATCTTAGCCAAACCATCAACACCCCCCTTAAAATTATAAGAAGCCATGAGTTTCATGTTTTCACCAACATTTCTCATAAACTGACCCACATTAAGACCTAAACTTCTAGCCTCACCTTGTAATTTACTAATATGTGAAATAGCCTTATCAGTTCCAATACCTAAAGTGTCAAAATTAACAACGAATTTTGACATCTCTTCCGCTGTTAAACCAGCGGTTCTCGCTAAGGCTTGCATATCTACAATTTGTTCTTTTGTTAGATATCTTGTGTTTTGAAGTTCTTTGTTAATTGCACCAAATAAGGCAATGTTTTCTTCATTAGTAACACCAAATTTTAAAGTTTCTTCTCTAGCACTTGCTATAGTTTTGGAGAGTTCCATACCAATTTCTCTTCCTTGACCTAATATAGTTCTGGTCATTTCAACAGTACTTGATGCAATTTTTTGAGATTCTTGAATAATAGTGGTAGGATTTAATGAATTAAGTAATTGGTCCTTAATATTACCAATACCTTTTTCTAATATCCCTAACCTACCAATGGATTGGTCTAACGCCTCTTTAAGTGATTCATCTCCTTGAAAAAACATAATTCCTTTTTACAATAAATAGATTACCTACGCATTTTGTTATTTTGTTTTTCTACTTGTTCGTTCTTTTTGTTAAATTCTTCAATTAACATATTAACAAAAAACTTTCTTTCAAATGTAGGCATAGACATACAATCCGTATACGTCATATTAACATGACGACACAGATAATAAATCTCTTCGAGCATAGTTTTTTTATAGTTAGAAGAAAGGACGAAAAAACTCAGCCCCAAAAGTGATATCAACATTCACTTTTTCTCCTGACGGGGCGGTAACTTGTCTTTTTAAATCAAGACGGGGTTCACAATCTCTCATTGTGTTTCTTATAAATTTGGAGTCCATAATAGGTAGAGTGTTTACAAATTGAGCAATAAACTCTCGGTCTTCATTACCGTCAACGCTAACTATATGTAACTCCAATCTTTTTGTTACCAAAGGAACTGTAACATTAGGAGGATATGTTTCTCTCATATCATTTAAACTATTGATATCCCTAAGACTTAATAACCTACAAACAACATTTGAACCTGTTTTTGGTAAATTAAGTTCAAATAAACCTTTATCGTTTGGTTTAATTCTTGGTTGGATGATGTCAAGTTCATCCAACACAACAGTAGATTCAAATTTCTTACTTGTTTTTGGGTCAATTAAGTTGAATATATATTCAGGACCAAAAGCAGTGTTTCTCAAGAATATCATGATTGCCTCAACATCACTTTCTAAAAGGTCGTCAACCTGAATATCGGTTTCATAAATTTTTGACCTTAATAAGGTTTGAATAATATTTTTATTATTGGTTGTTGAAATTAAAATATTTTCATCTTGTGCGGTTAAATAACCAACCTTTAATGCTTTCTTTTTATTTTTGTAAAATAAACCACCAGAAGGTAGTGGTACCACATCGTGTGGTAAATTCATATTCATTTGTCCGTATTGTTGTGCTTGGTCCATAATTTAATCTCCTTTAATAAAAAAAACCATAGAAGTACAATGACCTCTATGGTTTAAATATATTGCTGATTGATTTTTAATCAATACTATTTTATATTAGTATACCAAAATACATCTATCAGGACGAAGAGTTGCCGTAATAGTTGCCAACGCATCATCTGAATAACCTAATGAATCAAAGTTCACATCGGTTAAGAAGGTTCCTTGAAGAATCCATTTTTCAACCGCAACACCTGTTGGGTCTAACATTTCAAGGTCAATATCTTTTTTGTAACCCGCAGCATAACCCATACGACCTGTTACGGACTCTGAGTGTAGACGTACCCACTCCATCAGGGCTTGTGCCGCTGAAGGACCAATTGGGTCACGGAAAGTTACGTTTATGGTATTCCATACGAATCTACCAGCCACATACGTAGATGTGTTTAGGAAAGGAATTTCTGTCGCCCCGATTTGGATATTTGGTCTTGAAGTAGACTCAACATACCAAGAGTTAATTCCTAATGATGAAGGAAATGATAGGATAAACCTATTTTTTCTTTTTGGTTCATAAGGAACGGGCATTTTCATTAATAAATCAGCCATAGTATTTTGGTTTTTCTTTGTTCTTTGTTTATTTGATTATAAATATCTCGTTTTAAAATTTTTCTATTTACTTTTTTCAAAAACCCGATATTCTACACTAGAAGCAAATTAAAATAGTAATAATTATACTTCTTTTTTATCTCCTCCTTTAGTTAAATAAGTCTTAACTGGTTTATCTTCATACTCTTTATCTAAAAATGCTTTGATTTTTTCGACATTTCCTGGGTCATCATCAGAAAACCCAATCATTGGTACAAAGTTATTTTTTACATCATTTTTAAGAAATGCTTGTTTTCCGAGTCTTTCACTCATTTCTTTTACATAAGAGATAAACTCCCTTAAAGCTTTGATTTTTCCTTCTTCAGGGTTAGCAGCAGAACCTTCCCCATATGTTACAGGGTAATATTTACAAAGGTCCAAGTACTCATTAATCATAATTTGACCATCCTTTGTTTCGTCACCCGTCATATTTCTATATTTTTTAAGGTTTTCAATAAGGGTCTCCTTACTAATACCATTATGGTCGGTAACAATAAAATTATATATCGCCTCACGAAGAACTGAAGGAGTATGTCCTCGTGCAGTAATAATCGCAAATATTGAACCACCATTTATACATTCCACAAAATCATCCCAAGAAGGACCTAAAGATGCAACCATCGAATCAATTATAAAAGCTTTATCACCCTCCACTTTGAAATTTCGATAAGGATTATCAGCGTACCCAATAATTGTCTTATTTTTATACTCAAAAGGTTTTTTACCAATCAAAGCACGGTAATCTGCAAAGTCCTCTGTAGACATACCAACCTCTTCATCATCTTCACTTAAAAGAATAATTTGTGTCGGCATTGTCACAATATTGTCGTCCCAATCAAAAGCATAATACTTTAAATCAGGATTACCTTCAGGGTCAAAACCTTCACGAAGTTGTTTTTCTTCGTAAAACTCTTTTATGATTCTTCTAATTGACATATTATTTATTTTTCATTTTTTCAATTAATCTTTCCAGTTGTGCTTCAGAAATAACAATATTCTGAGGTTTTTCAGAAAAAGACTTTTTGCCTGTGGATTTTATTTCCATAGTTTCATTTAAAGTTTTCTTTTTAAATTCCATAATCTTATTTTTATTTAAACGTTTAATAAAAGGCTAACGGGGACCACTATTTTGGTAGTCCCCATATTATTATATGAGTTATTAAATATCCTCAAAAGATGCGCCTGTTGGAGTAATCAAGAATTCAATATCGATGAATTCAAGAGCTCTTGTTGGTTTTAGATAAATCTTACCAGTTAAGGTATTTGAATCTAAATCTTCAGGTGTGTTAGATACTGTTACTCTAAAGTCAATTAAACCACGGTCTCTTCTGATTCCGTCTAAAATTGGATTTACAGAATCTAAGAACTCTTGTCTTACTTGCTCGTCATTCTGTTCGAATAATAATCTTACAGCCACAGCTGAGATTAATTTACGTGCTTGTAATAACAATCTTCTTACGTTAATTCTGTCAAGAGCAGATTCTCTAACTTGTGTAGTTTTATTACCCCATATTACAGTTCCCACATCAGAGAATGTTGCTATCGGGTTTAACCTTCCTTTATAAAGAATATCTCTATCATCTTGAGTTAATTTCTTACGTGCTTTAATTGAATTTACCAAACCACGAGTGTAACCTGCCGATGCGAACCAAGGGAATGCGATGTTATCAGTTAACGCCAAGTTTCTTACAACCTCTGCAGTTGCAGGGATGTAAATTTGTGTATTATTAACCGTGTCTCTTGTCAACACCCAAGGGTAATAAGTTGCAGTGTAGTTAGAATCGATTCCTGTTGTCTCTAAATTATCTACTGCATCTTCTGGATAAATAAAATTAGTATCAAAATTACCTAAGGTACTTGTAAACATTTGATAATCAGGTGTAGTACAAATATAGATTGAATCTGCTCTGTCTGTTTCAATCATATCGATAGATTCTTCAACCAATTTTGAATTATTTACATAATCAATACCAGGTGTTACGAATACATTAATGTTTACCGCTTCAGGATTTGCAAATGTTTGTTGTCCCCATAAATAAGCATAATAATCAGTATTACCCCAATTTTCTTGATTTGGACCTGTAATTTGTTTAAATGCACCCCATCCAGTTGCGTTTGGATAACTAATTGAAGCAGCCGCACCTGCTCTATAACCAGTTGCACCTAATTGGTATCTATCACCGTTTGTTCTATACTCACGGTAAATGTCCCATCCGTCAAAACCACCTGATGGTGCTATTGTAAATTTACGTGAATTTAATCTAAAGTATGGATTACTTGATGATTGAGGTTCACTTCTAAATTGTGCATCACCCACTTCAAATGCGGTTTGACCTGAAGTTGTATAATTTGAAGAGATAGTAACAACAGTTGCTCCTGAATCCATATGGAAACCTTTTGTTAGATAATTCCATGGTTGTGAAGTCGTATCAGTTGTTAGGTTACTCGGATTTTGTTTCCCTTTGTATTGGAAGAAATCAGAATCGATACCTATTGTGTTAGAAACACCCAAATATACTTTTCTTACTTTATCACCTACCGCTCTTGTTACATTATCAGAACCTGATGCCGTACCAAACGGTGGGTTATATATAATCTCGCCTGGAGTGTAATATTTAGTTTTATACTCTAAGAATGGTGATTTAACATTTGAATATTGTCTTGTTTGATATCCACGGAAACCACAAGGAAGTGCATCAATCGGTGCATCCTCATTAATTTCTAACATAATAAATTTAGACTTTAATTCAAAATCACCATTAGATGTTCCAATTCTTTTAGCAACAAAACTATTAAGATTAGGGTTCATAGTACAGTTTGTGAATTTTTCTAATACTACTGGATTAGCATCTGTATCAAAATAATCACGAACAATAACATCAAACGTTTCATTAGCAAATGAAATATTTGCTATTGAAATTTTAACTTCTCTATTTGCTGAATTACCATCAGAAATAGTGATAAATTTAAATAAGTCGTAAACTGCATTACCTCTTAATTCTGAAACAACATATGGTGTTTCAGGTGTTTGATAACGGTCTAAATACCAACCAATACCTGTATTGTTTGTATCTGTTCTTGCACCTTCTAATGCTAATAAGTCACAATCCAAACCTCTAATCATACCTTTTCTATAACCAACATTTAACATTGTGTAATATTCTTCTTCTAAGAATAAAGGTACCTCAGTTCTTGGTTTTGAAAAGTTTGACTTACCAAATACTTTAGAAATATAATTTGAATTTGAAACATCAAATGACGTTTTAAACTCAAAACTATCACCGCCAGATGTTAAACCTGAAATTGCAAATGTTGAAAATGGATTTTTGGTTACCTCTGAATATGCACCTGAACAATCCATAACAACATCAGTCAATCCTGATACTTCATAAACCGGTCCGTCATCTGTTGAATATGTTGCAATACCTCTTGAACGTAATGTTGCAATTACTAAATTGTGGTATCGGTCAATTGGACTACCTGAATATGTTGTAACATAAAATTGTGCAGTACCACTATATTCATTACCTGTCGTATTTGTTAATGAATTAACACCTGAACCAAAACCGTAACCTGTATAAACATCAGCACTTTCATTAAATAAAGCGTAATACCAAGGGTCATTAGTTGAATCTGTTAATGTATTTGCAGTAAACTGAATTGCGTTTACCTCAAGAATATTTGAATTCGATGAATAGTTAGGAGTTGCACCTGTTACACTATCAAAAGTACTTCCTGAAACTGAACCCCAAAAATATGATGTTTCACCTGATGATGTCGGGTCTGCAATTTCACTGTAAAATGCAGTTTCCATATCAGTTAATATTGATGATTCACCACCAGTGTAAGTGGTGTAAGGGTCAGATATAATATTTTGTATTGCTGCTGGTAATGCTGAAAAATCAGTGATTTCGATTG